ATCAATAAGTCCTTAACCAACAGGCAGTACAATGGTGAATACACAGTTGATGTGGACTATACACAGACTGAACTTGAAGCTGCCCTGCTTGCAGGAAAATTCATCTTCCATGCGGTGGGTGATTCGGTCAGAGTGCTTGAAGATATTAACTGTCTTGTCACCACAACTGCTGACAAGGGTGACATATTCAAGGATAATCAGACAATCAGGGTTGTTGACCAAATTGCAAATGACATTGCAACTTTGTTTAATACAAAATACCTTGGTGTTGTTCCGAATGATGCAGCAGGCAGAATCAGCCTTTGGGCAGATATTGTCAAGCACCATGAACAATTACAGACCATCAGAGCAATTGAAGATTTCAGTGATGCTGATGTTTCTGTTTCACAGGGCAATACAAAGAAATCAGTGGTGGTCAATGATGTTGTGACTGTTGTGAATACAATGACACAGCTTTATATGACCTGCATTGTTCAGTAAGGAAGGGGGTAAAACGCAATGATTAACAACATTGTTATGAAAGGCAAAGATGCAATTTCTGCAAAGCTTGCTGAATGCTTTGTTACTATTGAAGGTAATAGATACAACTTCATGCAGATGATAAATTTTGAAGCTTCCTTTGAAAAAACCAAGACAGAAGTTCCTGTGCTTGGTAAGACAGGTATTGGTAATAAGGCAACTGGTTGGAAAGGAACTTTTTCAGCAACAGCACATTATAACCAGTCAATTTTCAGAACCCTTCTGCAAAAGTACAAAGACACTGGTGAAGATGTGTATTTTGAAATTCAGGTCACAAATGATGACCCAACAAGTGCAGCAGGAAGGCAGACAATTGTTTTCATGGACTGCAACACAGATGGTGGCATACTTGCAAAGTTTGATGCCGATGGTGAATACCTTGATGAAGATATTAACGGAACATTTGAGGATTTCAAGATGCCTGAAAGCTTTAATTTACTTGCAGGGATGTTATAATTCATAAGTATATTATCCCTGGATAGTTCGGTCTTGTGCGAACATCCAGGGATATTTTTATTTTTGAGAAAAGAAAGGTGGATACTATGTCAAATTTAAGTTTGTTTTTGAAGAAAAACAAGATTCAAAAAGAGAATACAACCTATCCTGCAACCAAATCCTTGCTTGATGAAAATGGGAATCCCCTACTTTGGGAAATCAAGCCTTTGACTACAAGGGAAAATGAAAACATTCGTGAATCCTGTATGATTGAAGTTCCTGTAAAAGGGAAACCAAACATGTACAGACCAAAACTGAACACTTCCCTGTATCTTGCAAAGACTATGGTTGCATCCATTGTTCATCCAAATCTTTATGATGCGGACTTACAGGACAGTTACGGTGTAAAGACACCCGAAGATTTATTGAAGGAAATGATTGATGACCCTGGTGAATACAATGAATTTGCTGCATTCATTCAGCAATACAATGGGTTTGATACAACCATGGATGAAAAGGTTGAAGAAGCAAAAAACTAATTGAAGAAGGTGACAGTGATGCGGTACTTGCCCATTACTGCTTGCATAAATTACACTTGTTGCCTTCTGAATTTGTTGCCCTTGACCCACAGGAAAAGGCATTTGTGATTGCATCCATAAAGATTAAGATGGAAGCAGAAAAAGCGGAAGCTGAAAGAATAAAAAGGGCGAAAAAGAAATAATGAGAAAGGCAGGTGATAAACATGGCTACAATCAGCACAGCAATTGAATTGACAGACAGAATGACAGCACCACTTCATGGTCTTCTGAACGCTTTGAACCTTACTATTTCAGGGTTTCAGGATATGCAGAACACTGCTGCACAGGACATTGACACTTCTTCAATTGAAGCAGCAAGGGAACAGATAAACCAAGCTACTATGGCATTGCATGAACTTGAAGCATCAGGAATAAATGTTCCTATAAACACACCTGATGTCATTGTGCCTGAACCACTGATTGAACAGCCTGCACCTGTTGAAGTACCTATTTCCTGGCAAAGCAGCGGAATGGATATTTTCACGAATTCAGGTATTGAACGCTTTGAATCGGAAATCCAATCTGCAAATAATATGCTGAACACTTTGCACACAACACAGCAGCAGATTTCTGACACCGCTGCACAGACTGATTTGTTCCCTGACAACATGGTTGCTGATTTGAACAGCGTGAATAGTAGAATTCAAAGAATTCAATCCATAATTCAACAAATTGAACGCAATCCAATAAACCAGGTTGCTTCTGATGAAGTGAACAATGGTCTTGAAAGGCTGCGGTCAAGGTTGAACCAAGCGGTTGAGCAGCAAAGGGAATTGAATCAGGCAATGGAAGAAATGGACATTTCCAATGCTAATGCAGCTTATGACCAGTTACAGAACACTATTTCTGAAACAGAAATGTATTTAAGGGATAATGTTGACGAACAAGGAAGGTTCAATCAAAGGATTCAAGAAGGTCAGAAACATGCTGACAATCTGATGTCAACGGTTAAAAAGATGGCTGCTGCTTACCTGTCTGTTCAAACAGCAAGAAAGACACTTAACTTATCAGATACATTATCACAGACTGGTGCAAGATTAAGCATGATTGTTGATGATGGTGGTTCAGTTCAGGAACTTGAAAATAAAATCTTTGCTTCTGCACAAAGGTCAGGAGCATCTTATTTAC